GTTGCTAGTATCATAGGATTTGATAGGGCAACTGTTTCAAGAGAAGAACCCGTTGTACCCCAGTTCTTTAGTTTCTAGGAGTTTGCGTTGATCCCATCTATCCTGCAAGTGGTTGGTCTAGCAACAATCTCAATAGGTCTAGGTTTGTTCATCCTGCCATTAGGAATAGTCGCAGCTGGCATAAGTATTTTGCTTGTCGGTATCGCATTTGAGAAGGGCAAGTAATGCTTGGTAATTTGACCGGCGGTAATAAAGAGGAACGCGCCATTAGCTTCCAGTCAATCTGGGGTTCTGGCGATTCGTTTGCTTTCACAACCGAAGCAGGAACGAACATTGACCAAACACAGGCAATGAAGATCAACGCCTTTTACGCTTGTGTTCTTTTAATCTCTGACACTATTAGCACTTTGCCTGTTGATTGCTTCCGCAGAATTGACGGGGATCGTGTTCCTTATCGCCCACAGCCAGCATGGATTCAGCGACCAGATGTAGACCTGCTGCGTTCAGAGCATTACCAGCAAGTTCTTATTTCTTTATTGCTAGACGGTAACTCGTTCACTCGTGTATTCCGTGACAATCGTGGCGATGTAGTGAACCTAGTTTGTATTGCACCAAACCGCGTTCAGGTAGTGCGCAACATTCGTACTCGTGAAATCGAATACATTATTGACGATAACCAAGAAGTTCCAGTAAGTAAGCGCGACATGCTTCAAATTACAGAACTGCGCAAGGCTGGCGATCTACGCGGTATGTCCCGTGTTACAGAGATGAAAGACAACCTAGGTCTTTCAAGTGCATTGCAGTCTTTCGCTTCACGTTTTTTTGGTCAAGGCGCAACTACTCAGGGAATCATTGAAACTCCACAAGACCTAAAGAGCGATCAAGCCAAGCAACTGGTTGATAGCTTTAGCCAACGTCACGACGGCTACCGCAAGGCACATAAGACTGGTCTGCTTACAGGTGGTGCAAAGTTTGTAAAGACTGGCATTAACCCTGACGAAGCGCAGATGCTAGACAGTCGCAAGTTAGCCATTGAGGAAGTAGCTCGTATCTTCCGCGTACCACCACACATGATCGGCGTTACTACACCGGGTGCAATGTCTTACGCATCCGTAGAACAAAACGGCATTAACTTTGTAACTCATACCTTGCGCCCTTACATTGCTAAGATTGAAGATGCTTACAGCGCATTGCTACCAGATAATGCGTTTATTCGTTTCAATGTAGATGGTCTACTTCGCGGTGACTTTGCTACAAGAATGAATGGCTACTCAATCGGTTCACAGGCAGGATTCCTTTCAGTCAATGACATTAGAAGATTTGAAGACTTGCGACCTGTTGAGGGCGGTAATGTTTATCGCGTTCCTTTGGCTAATGTGGATTTGGCTGCTGCTGCACTCGTTGAAACTGACCGTAAAGTTCTTATGGCTCAAAGGCTTGTTACTACTGGCTTTGATCCTTCTGCTGTCCTTGCAGCTCTGGGCTTACCGCCAATAGAACACACTGGCGTTCCAAGCGTTATGCTTCAAGGCATTGCGCAGATTGACCCAGAAGCACCTGAAGCTGTTTATGACGTACAACGTACACACGATGTAAATGTTCAGATGCCTGAAACAGTTGTGAACGTACCACCAGCCGTAATAAATGTTGCACCACCTAACATCACTGTTGAAGCACCGCACCAGCGCACAACTATTAGAACCGTTGAACGTGATGACGATGGCAAGATTGTTACTGTTACTGAAAGAGTTGAGGGCTAATGGCTACCGGAATGAGCGCACACCTAGCGAATAGCTTGTTAAATGCTTTAGGCAATAACACCGCATACGCCGTAACAAATGTTTATGTGCAACTACACATAGGCGATCCGGGTGCTGCTGGCACAGCCAACGGCGCAACTGAAACTACTCGCAAGGCTGTTTCCTTTGCTGGCGCATCTGCCGGGTCTATTGTTTCTGATGCTGACGTATCGTGGACAAACATTAGCGGTTCACAGGATGCGACATTCTTTACAGCTTGGGATGCACTAACTGGTGGAAGTTTCTTGTTCTCTGGAACGATCACAGGTAATCCCTACACCGCAGGCGATACTTACACGATCTCATCAGGATCATTTACAACTTCGCTTACACTAGCGAGCTAAGACATGAGTTCATCAGAACTCAATGACTTTGAATTAAACCTTGACCGTCTAGCGCGACTTGCGCAGATGGTCTTAGATCAACGCGCTTTAGATTCCTCAGCCGTAGGTGGCAAGTCTGCCTATTCAGCAAATGACTTAGTTTATGACTCAGCCGTATCTACTTATGACGGCACGTTCACTCAGTTGGCTAGAAGTTCAGCAAGTCTAAATGGTCTAAGCGCAAGCATTGCATCTACGCCAAATGTCGTAGTTTCTGCATCTAGTGCTTTAGGAGCATTGACCAGTTCAAGTATTTCAGGGGTAAGCCACACGGCTTCATCCACTGGATCGCTAGGGTCTATGAATTCCACAGCTACAACTATTCCACAAATTCTGCCCGTATTAGATGCTCCTCTTGGTGATCTTGCTAACGCTGTAAGTGCAACAGTTACACACATTGCAACGGCTGCATCTGAGCTAGGCTCAATCACTTCAACGGCAAACAGCCTGCCAACTATTAAACCCGTATTTATGGGTTCTCTTGGTGAACTAGAAGCTACGGCTAATGCAACTGTTATACCGCCGACACCACCAGAACCAGAGAAAGCCGGTTACGGTTCTAATCGCCCATACCCTGCGCCACCAATACGCCAGCCAAAGGTTGAGCCACTACCGCAACCACCAACGCCTGTAATTGTAGAAACACCACCAGCGCGACCTGTAAGAATGCCTGCAACAATTACGGCTACAACTTCTGCACTAAGTCCAGCATTCTCTGTTAGCGTTCAAGCGCAAGTAGAATGGTCAATACTAGAGGATGAAGCAGAATTGCTTCTACTGCTTTAAGGATTTGAATGCCAATCTCAACAGCGCAGTTCACACTAACTGCAAACACACCGCGCCAGATAGTGCCACCTGATCGTATGAATCAACAAATCATCGTTCACAACCATGAACATTCACAAAATAAAGAAATCTTTATTGGCAATTCTGGCGTTACTATAACAAATGGTTTACACGCACGTTCGACTGAAACACTTTCTGTAAACATTGGCCCCGGCGATGATCTCTGGGCAGTATCAGATGATAACAATGTTGTCATTCACGTTCTAGTAGTTAAGCAGGACTGATGCCGTACTTCATAACAGATAGCGCAGAAGGTTGCTCAGGTTGGGCAACTATCAAAGATGACGGCGAAGTTATCGGCTGTCATACAACTAAGCAAGATGCGATAGATCAAATGGTTGCGGTGTCACTAGCTGAGGACATGGAACCCGGCGGTGAACGCGCCTTGCCAGAGAATTACAGACCAGCACTAGCGCAAGATGTTCCAGAGGGTCGTGCCTGTGGCAACTGTTTCTTTTATGACGATGACGTAGTTAGCGAAGATGGCACTAAGGCTTATTGCCGTAAGTGGGATGAATTCGTTGATGGTGGTTACTACTGCAATGCTTGGCAGCCAGATGATGACATGGATGACATGGATGAAGATGAAGATGACCTACGCGCAATAAATCAAGATGCGCCTGCCTACATGAGGTCAGCTGCTAGGCGTGGACTTGAATACAACGCTGAAGGTCTAGGTGGCGATGGTTTAGTTGAGCGCACTATTCGTGAAGCTCGCCTAATGGCAGATGGTCAAGTGTCCGATGATAAATGGATTCGCACTGCTGCTTGGATTGCTCGTCACTTAGGCGATCTAGATTCACCAGATGCAAACCCTGACTCTGACAACTACCCAAGCGCAGGAGTTGTAGCGCATTTACTTTGGGGAAGTGGCCCGACCAAGCGACAAGCACAACGCGCTTTAGATTATGCACAAGGTGTTGTGGAACGTATCCGCGCTGAGGAACGTACCGCTAACGATTTACAAAATGAGAAATGGCGAAGTATCGCGCTAAACTTAAACAAGGATGAAAGGCAGTCAATGACCACCAATGTAGAACGCCGTGTTAATACCGTTGA